GGTATCGGCATTTTGATAATAAGAATAACCGCTACTGGTGCTGACACGGGCAATTTACTTCTCATGGCAGCTTTAGCGCGTATCGCTATCAACGCTTCATAGTTGCGGGTGTTTTCAGGTGTTCGATGTAAAATGTTGGCGTGACATCTTTTTTTAACGACATTACCCTTTGCATCTTTGCCTCTGAAAAATTCAACACGCCGCTTACCTGTAATTGGATCTGGCGTGTTCAAAACTGATCGGGCACGTCCTTTGCCCTCTGGTGCTCCCTCTACAAAAAAACTAACAAGTTTTTCCATTGTTGTAAGTCCTAGCAGTAATAGCGTTGCGTAAATCAGCGCGCGCATAGCCCACTAAGCGCGCGACGTGTTTCCGTGTCATTGTGTCAATTACCCATGATCTAGGCACAGTTACCCTTACTTGAAGGCTGAGATTGTGACTAATCAATCTAGTTAAAATATAGGTAACGTCATCACCATAGATAAACTTCTCATTTGACACGCGATTCATTTTTTTACGATTCCTTTTTTCTGATTTTGTCAGTTGAAACATCAATAACTTTTGCTAAACGATCCAAATGTTTAGCGATTTGATCATCTTCGCCAGCCCATGAGCGCGACATATAACGAATACGGGTAGCCATGGCTCGCAATGATTGACGATTACCAGCTGCTTTTTGTTTCGATGTCATCTTTTTGCTCCAAAAGAACAACAGGGATTTCAACAAAACTCGCATAGCAGCACTTCAAATAAACACGCAATGCTGCGATGGCCAATGTCTCACCAAAAGCGACGATAAGCTTTCTATCGCCGTTCATTATTGAGCCTACCCACTGATTCGGCACCACGCTTAATAATCCTTTGCGTAGAGACTCTAATTTAACCTCTGTGCGGATATGGTGATGTGCCACAATCGGCATTGATTGATTAAAATTTCTAACAGGATCGTAATCACGGTCTGTAGGACGCTTTGGATTGACATAAATCCAGTCTGTTTTTTCTGGGCTTTCGCGGCGCATGATGACCATCGTTTCACGGATCTGATCAAGCTCATAACCTTGGGCAAGTGCAACAGCATAATTGAGTGCGTATCCCGACAGCTCATCAACAGAGATAAGGTCTATACATATAGGCGGCGTGTTGTTGGTGGTGTTCTTTTTCACAATAATTCTCCTTTCCGGGTTTCTTGTTCGTGTTTGTGACGCTTGTGGTCTACTTTTGGGATTGTGTTACGCATCCCGTCTTTGGCGAGCTGGTCAACTGTACGGTTAACCCAATTACGACCGCCACCAAGCTGGTGGCCACGGACATGGCGAACGACCGCCACCAGCCCACAACGATCCAAAATATCCAGAATGTTGCTAACGCAAATGAAGGTTTGCTCATCTAACGGTTTTTTCCGTTCGTGTATGGGCATACCATCTTTGTGCTGGCTGATTTCGATAGATTTACGCATGTAACGAATTGCCGCCAGCGCGCCAATGCTGTCACTTTGAAGCATGATTTTTTTATCGTGCTGATTAAAATAACAAGCGGATTCAGCGCACGCTAAACCGTTTTCAATGGCCATTAGCTCGGCTAAAGTCGTGTTGTTGGTAAAGGTAGTCATTGGGCCACCCGCCTGCATTGAATTACGGTTATCGCCAATGATCCAAAAACCCCAACCTGCTTTTTTTAATTCAGGATGAATACTCGCATCAGCAAACAAGGTTAAATTGTTTTTGTTTGGGTTTGGTGTTTTTAGTGAAGCTGTTTTTTGTCGCATGTTGTGTTTTTTCCTTTCTTTTGTTGTCTAAATTCTTGCAAGCAAGTGGATAAAAAGTTTCCAACTTTCTCGCCATGTTTTTCGATTTCTTCTTTCACACCAAAATGCAAAGCAATCATCGTTTTAAAAAATAAATCTGCTTGTGTTTGATGTGTGCAATCAAGCACATACTGTGCAAATTCACGCGGCTCAATAGGTAATTCGGTAATCGGGATGTTGAGCTGCATATAATCGCCGTTATCATGCAAGCTATTGACGCTTAACATCTGATAATCTTTATCAGCACTGATAGTTGACATAATCATCAATTGCCGCCGCACTTGATCACCCGTTCCTACTACAAATGTCTTGCAAAAATTCTTCATTTTGAAACCTCTTTGTGTGTGTATCTGTACGATAACGCCCATAGGGGCGTTTTGTCAAAATGTTTACAACAAAATTTGTTGATTTTTTTCTTTTATGACGATAGATTGCACTCATGCCAATCGGCTTAATCTGCACCAAAGGAAACATAAAATGAATGAAGTTGCTGTTGTCTCTCCTATTATTCGCCCCTCTGGGATCATCTACGGTATGCCAGAAGATGACTATTTTGGTGGCGGTGAATTGTCTGTTTCTGCATTGAAAAAGTTCGACCAATCACCTGCTCATTACATGTTTGGCGAGAAAAAAGAAACGCCAGCTTTGGCACTCGGTAAGCTGATCCACACAGCTATGCTTGAGCCTGAAATGATGAACAAACGCTATTTACCTACACTGCTTGAGCGTCGCGGTACTAAGGCATGGGATGCTGAGGAAATGGCCGCTGGTGGCCGTGAGCTGGTGAAAAAAGAAGAGTGGGACAGTGTCATTGCTATGCGTTCGGCGGTGATGGGCAATAACCATGAACTACGCAATATACTGCTTGCCGAAGATACCCGTGTTGAAGCTTCTTTTTTTTGGCAACACGACAGAACAGGTATGATGTGTCGCGGCCGCGCTGATATTTTAAATGTTAACGCAGGTATTGCTGTTGACTTAAAAAAGAGTACAGATGCGCGTGAACAGCAGCTGCTTAAGTGCTTGCGAGATTATAAATACCATTGGCAACAGGCTTTTTACATGGCTGGTTTGCGTCGCCTTGGCGTTCCTATGGAGCGTTTTATTTTTACGTTTATGGAGGATTACGCACCTTACGCATCAATCAATTGGGAATTACCCGAAGAACTGATTCAACGCGCAGACATGCGTATTGAGTCGATCATGGATAAGTACGCTGAGTGCGTATTAGAAAAAGATTGGCCGGGATACCCAAGCGGCATTTTAACGCCAAACATCCCTAAGTACTTACTTAACGACACATGGCCAGAATAAACTGGTCGCTTTAACCATCAATCAAATCAAACGGAATCAAAATCATGGCTACAAATAACCAAGCTCCTGCCGTATCTACCGAAAAACAAGACATTCGCGTATTACTGCAAAGCGACAAAGTTAAAAACGCTATTACCGCTGTTGTCGGTAAATCAATGTCACCCGATCGCCTTTGTCGGCTTATGGTGACCGCTGTCAATAAATCCCCATTGCTTGCCAAGTGTGACCAGATGTCAGTGCTTGGTGCGTTTATGGCGGCTGCATCCCTCGGACTCGAGCCAAACACTCCGCTTGGCCATGCGTATTTAATCCCATACAAAAAAGGCGGCTGGGGCAATATCCCAGAGTCATACGAGTGTCAATTTATTATTGGCTATAAGGGTTTTGTTAAAATTGCGTCAGACTCTGGTGTCAATGTTATTGCTGGTGCAATTCACGAAAACGACTACTTTGAATACATGCAGGGTAGTGAGTCATTTCTAAAATACAAAATCAATTTGAGCGGCGAACGTGGCCCGCTAATCGGTGCATTTGCTTATTCTAAATTTGATAACGGTACCGAAGTGGCCACGGTGTTGCCATTGTCTGAAATACACAAGATTCGTAGCAAGTCTGAAACTTACGCGGCATTGGTGAGAAATCTTGCTAATTCTAAAAATGATCAAGAGCGTGCGAAAAACCAGAAAAAACTGGACGAAACTCCTTGGGTACTTTGGGAGGATGACATGTCTATTAAGTCTGTTATCAAAAAACATGCTAAGGCATTGCCTTTAGGATCCGCAAAACTTGCAGCTGCTGCTGAGCTGGACTCGTTACAAGATGGCGGTGCTGGTATCAATCTGGCCAGCTTTGCCTCTGAAAAAGGTGCTAATGATCTTAAAGATGGCGTGATTGATTCTTATGCTGAAACTATCCCAGAGCATGAAGATGACGATGCGCCACAAGGCAATCAACAACAGGAACAACAGCAAGCTAGGACAACTAAAGCCGATGATGTTTTAGCGGGTAAAGGCTCTACCGGATCCACGAGAGCTACTAACAAAAACAAGCAGCAACCTGAGCAAGTAGCAGAAACAACTAAGCCACAAACACAACCAATACAACAAAATGTGTTGAATAATGGCGATGGTGACGATAGTATGCCATTTGCCGATGATGATAATGATTTCTCGGCTCGTTAAACTCCCAGAATATACCCCTCTCCCCATGGGGGAGGGTTGAAGGATACCAACATGATTTTAGAAAAAGTAACGGTTAAGAATTGGGGCTTACATGCCGCATTTTCCGTTGAATTAAGCAATAAACAGCCTCTTGTTGTGCTTTGTGGCGACAATGAAGTCGGTAAGTCTTTAATGGGGCTTGCTGTTGATTTTGGCCTGCGCGGTACGATGTCTCGCATTGGCAAGGATCGCAAAGGGTTAATTAAAACAGGTGCTAAAAATGGTCAGGTTGCCATCAATTTAGAGAATGGTACTTACGAAGCGCACTTAGTTCGTGATATTTCAACAGGTAAGCATATGCACGCTACAGCAAACTTTGCCGAGCTTGCAGGTAATCCAGTTTTATGGCCAATGGTGTCATCAATTTTCGCATGGTCTGAAATGACCGCTGACGAACGTCGCAAGGTTTTGTTTTCGGCATTTAATTTGCCCGAAGGTGTCGCCGCCTGTGAGCCTACATTACGCGCTGAAAAGTTTAGTGACGACATTATTAAGCAAATCATTACTTTTGCATCGTATGAGCTTGCACTTAAGCATTGCGAAACGAAAGCAACTGAGGCGCGCGGGGCATGGAAAGCCATTACTGGCGAAACCTATGGTGATGTGAAAGGCGTTGATTGGTCGCCAGCTAATTACCCTGTAGCCATCCCGACCGATAGCGTTGATCGTTTGGCGACTATGCGTGCTGAGCTTCAAAGTCTTAATCAAAATATCCAGAAAGAAAAAACGATCATGGATCAACAGCAAGGTTCTGCTGTTGCTATGAAGTCGTTGAATGATAACTTCAATAAAGCTGCTGCTGCAGCATCACAAATTCTGCAAAAAGTTGGAATTACCGAACCATCTGCAGTGAAGTCGTACATTGATAAAACTATGCGCCCGTTTGTCGAAAACTTGCGCCAAGTGCATCAACAGGCGCAAGCACAGTACAATGAACAAAAGCAGATTGCCGACCAGTTGCGGGCTGGTATTCGTATCAAGCCATCGGTAGAGATTTGCCCCTGCTGCCATGCCGAGCTATTGCGTTCAGCAATCCACGGACTTCAACAATACATTGAGCCAGACGAGCCTAAAACTACGGTTGAAGAAACTACGGTTGCTTACAATCAACAATTAGCATTGCAGCCCGGTGTCGAAGACGCATTAAACCGTTTTAACTCTGCAAATCAGAAGTTAGAGATTTTGCTAAATCTTGCTAATGCTTATGCGGCTTTAGAAGTAACAGGCGAAACACTACAACAAGCTGTTTCAGGTGATTTGTTAGCTTCATTAACAGCCCAACGTGATGCTTTAGAAGCTGATATTAAATCGCTATCAACTACCATTGATAATTTTATTGATGGCCAGAAAAAAACGTATAAAGCAAAAATTGAGCATGATCTGGTGCAAGTATGGTCATTGATGGCGCAATGGATGAAGCCTAGCGGGTGTCAGTCACTGATGCTTTCATCAGTGTTGCAGCCAGTTAACGACCGCATGAATACCAGCTGCCAACGCCTTGGCTGGCCTCCAATGGTATTAAACGATGATATGTCGATTACATATAATGGCTTGCCGTATGCAGCTGCTTCAAAGTCTGGCCAATGGCGCGCCAGCGTCGTGATTACCGAGGCAGTTTTGCATCTTGGCGGGTGTCAGTCGATGGTTGTTGATGAGTTGGATTTATTAGCAATTAAGTCACGACCTTCATTTTTAAAATGGATCCATACACTGCACCGTTTAGGTGAATTAAAGCGCGCCATTATTATCGGGACATTAGAAGCACCTCCGAAATTGCCAGCTCCTTATAATGTGGTTTGGATTAGTCCAGAAATTAAGTGAGGTGGTGACGTGCCTATTAAGTCAACAGCGTCAAAAATTATTAAGCAGTCTTACGGTAATAATCCACCGAAATATACTGCTGACATTGTTAAAAGCGCGGCTTATATCATTAGAAAGCAATCAGCATCTCAAATGCGTAAGCATTGTAAGAATAAATCTGTTAAGGCAAAGCATTATAGAAAGCTTTTGTTTTATGCAGTTCGCTCTTGCTGGGGGAAAGGGGTAATAATGGTATGAGTATTACTCTTGAAAATGTAAAAAATGCAATGGTTGTTATTATCCGTGACATGAAAGAGCCATTAACAGCCATTGAATTTTTTGGAAAGGTTTTATTATTGCTTAATGACACTGAAAATACGCCAGAGTCATTATGTGAAGTGTGTGGTTTTAGCCATGACGCCCTTTTTACCAAAGGGGAATCATTTAATAAAAATAACGGTCATTTGACCGTTCAATAAAAGGTAGTGACATGAAAAATCCGTATTTGGAAATGATTAAAAACCTGTTGTGCCAAGCGACTGGTGGTATGCCAATCAAAAAGATTTATGAAGCTCATAGCCGTGAGGATGAAGTAATTTTTGATAATGACATGGGTATGATTGCTATTAGCATTAGAGATGGCATTGATTCTTATTATTACGGCCTGCGCTGGTTAGTTTGCCGTTTACATGGCTTGTAATTAAAAACCTGTGCCTTAGTGCTACCTTCTTGAATGGAGGTAGCTAAATCAAATTTTGGAGTATTTAACGTGAAGTTTATTATTTTAGTATTAGCATTTGTTTTGGCTTCTTGCCACCGAGAGCCACCTATACCAGTTCCACAATCTACTGAAATGGCACCGTCAAAAACAGACGCTAAAGGTGTTCCAATTCAGCAAAAACCATTACGTTTTACAGTAGTTCGTCAATATACGTTTCCTGATCGCTTAGCTTTTGGCGGTGAGCGTGGTGTTTATCTTTTAACGGATCTAAAGACAGGTGCTGAATTTGTTGGAGTTAGCGGCGTTGGTGTCGTTGAAGTTTGCGAAAAAGTAAAAAGTCATCGTAGCGGTAAAATCAATACCACTACCCATACACCTATTGAGCAATAACCATCATGTCAAATACTCCCAGAAAAGGTATTTCTTGGTACATCAGCATAAACCACGACCAAGAAATAAAAGCCATGGCTGATTTTGTCGAAAAGGCTTACAAGCAAATGCTTGTTGAAGGAAATTCGCCTGATTTTGTCGTTGTTGATACTGCTGGAATTGGTGCTGCTTTATTTGATGAGTTAATAGCCCGACTTATTCCCGTAGAAAAGACGGTAACTCTTGGCAATATCGAAATGGTGTTTAATTCCGAGCTGATTGCGCTTAGAAAAGAAAATACAGTACTGCGTGAAGGCATGAAAGGCGACTACGATCTTGATGCGTGGCTACAGTTCGTATTACAGCAAAAACTTATCAATGAAACAGACCACACTGATCATGCTATGCGCGCTCTTTGGCGTAATGCTGGCGGCTCTTTTCATGGGCCAATAACAGAAACTGGCACAATGCCAGAAAAGTTATTGTTGCCTTTCTTGCGACGGGTTATCAAGCAGGATCCAACCAAAGAAGCACTTCAATCAATAGCATCAATCATTGCTGAGAAAGTGGCTAAAAATTGCAGCTCGGTACCGCAATTAACTTTTCCTCACATTTACCTTGGCTTGCAGGATATTTTCGATGGTAAGTACGATGATATTGCACACCTAAAAAGTGATGATGTCATCGTTGTTGACAAAGATTCTAAGGCGGCTATTGCTCATTTTAAGATGCCTTGTACCCTGTGCCAGCGTGCGGATCGTTTGCCGCTTGAAACTGAGTATTCAGGTGCAACGATGTCATGGGCACTTACTCTTATTGATGAGGTTCTTTGTCTTGAGCATCGTCAAAAACTTGAACAATTCAGGAAGGGTTAGCCATGAACGCGATAACAAGAATGACGCTTGATCACTGCATAAGCCAGTGCCAAGAACAAAGCAAAGAGCAGCTTGATCCAGAATTTAGCAAGTTCATGGATGATTGCGCTGCGTATCTTAAAGAGCTTGAGAGTGTAAAAAGCCAAAAACCGTTATTTTATACTTCTGTTTCATCAATGTTTTTGTTGATGGACAATAGAGGCGAGCGGTTATGTCTTGAAGCAAGTACTACAAAAAAACCTGAAACAAGGGCTGATTTTCCGCTTGATGTAGAAGTTTTTGCAAGTCCATGTGCAAGCATACCAAGCGATATTGACCTTATTTCTGATAGAACAATTTTGAAGGTTGCTAGGGCATTTCTTAGAAGGGTATTGCCTAAACCTATAACTAATCAGCATAGCAATGCCAATGCTGACCATATCATGCCTGATAGTGATGATGCCAAAACAGACAATGCCTTGGTTCTAATCACTGCCATGAGAACAGCTCTACTATGGGTGGGCATGGATATGGTGACAAAGGCAGATTAGTTGTTTATATTGGCCTTGCGAGTCTGTTGGCTCCTTCCAAATACGCGCTTGGCTGGGAAGGTTGTGATGATACCTAAGTCGCGTAATTCATCAGAAAGAAGCACCGTTAATTCGGTGCTTTTTTTTACCTGAAATAAATACAACAAAATATGTTGTATTTAAGGCAAAGTAACGTTATATTGGTTTCACCAGTTAACAACAGATGAGTACAGAAAAATGTGGTTTTGTTTAAATAATGCGTTCCTTTCAGCCGTTAAGCCTTCTTTGCGTGATATTCCCGCTGGTAGCCGAGGCATTGATGTTCTTGTAGTTCGTGCCCGTGTTGCTGGGCACATTGAAGCTGTTTTTCCAGATGCCGAAGTCATCCAGCTGCCACACCGCGACTATCGCTTTCGTGCGTTTATTCCCCGTAAGCAAGTTGCTAATGCCATTGCTAAATCAATTATGAACATTGAGTACGATAACTTTAAAAACTCGGTGCCTGATAACGATTTGCACGATGCTTATAGCGACGTTTGGTCTGTGATGAATCGTCTGCAACACCGTCGCCAAGCTGCTCGTGGTAATGCGCGTACTCGTGGCCATATTGGTGGCTTGGGCTAATAAAGGGGGTTGTTTAATGTCGCATCTCGTTGATGAAAATCTTTTTTTACCGTCAAGTACTGACATGATTGATGGCATTGTTGCTGAGTACCGTCAAACCCGTAGCCGCATTGAACAAGTGGCCGACTCAATGTCGGCTACTGAAACTCAAAGTGCTGTTGCGTTTTTCTTGGCCGGGCAAACAGACCGCCAATACAACATACCAAGCGTGTCTAAGCTTTTCAGCCTCGAGCCTGCGATTGCTGCACTTAATAGCCATTATTGGTCTATTGCTATGAAGAAAACCGATGTGCTTGAGGTTATGCCGCAAGCACGTCGCGACGAATGGTTCAGCATGATTCGTGAGAAAAAGTGCCCCGATTTTGAAGAGTCAACAGTACGATCAACGCTTGATGATTTACTAGCAAGTCGTTACCGTTTTTTCGCTGAAAAAATTGACGGTGTTTTTCGTGGCTTATCAAATGATCATGTGACTAATGAGCCTAAAGGCTTCTACAAACGCATGATCTTGAATTATGTCTTTGATGATTGGGGTTCTGTTAAATACGAAAAATCTGGAATTATTCACGATCTTCGACAAGCAATAGCAAGACTCGAAAACCGTGAAGAAGTCGTACCGGGTTCAACTGACACGATCCTTCGCTATGCTCGGAAAAATACAGGGCAATGGATGCCTTGCGACGGTGGCCGTATCAAAGTTAAGGCTTTTTTAAAAGGTACTTGCCACATTGAGATACACCCAGATATTGCCGTTATGCTCAATATCGTTTTAGCCAGTCTTTACCCCTTGGCCATACCTGCATCGTTTCGCACCAAACGCGCTAAACCAACTAAAGAATGGCCTTTGATGCAACGCCCGCTACCTTATGCCGTTTTGAAAGTATTGCAATCTGCTACGCTCGCCAGCGTGGCTACAGGCAATATCCGCCACCCATACGAAAAGAAAGAAAAAACCATCAGCATACCTATTTATGAAAACGATAGGTTTGCCATCAAAGAAGCTGAGTTGATACTTGAAAGCATTGGCGGTGTTTATCTTGACCACCATTGGCAGTTTGATTACGACGCGCTATCGGTTGTTAAAGAAATTGTAGCAACTGGTTGTGTGCCAGATAGAAAGTCGCACCAGTTCTACCCAACGCCCAAGCCATTGGGGCAGATAGCCATAGATTTAGCTGATATTGGTGATGATGACTTATGTGCTGAGCCATCAGCAGGAATAGGTAACATTGCTGATTTAATGCCTCATAAACGCAATGTTACCTGTATTGAAGTATCTAGCATTCATGCTCAGGTACTAAAAGAAAAAGGCTATCGCGTACTTAATGAAGATTTTTTGAAATATGCAGAAAGTACGCTTTCTCGATTCGATCGTATCGTAATGAATCCGCCATTTGAAGGTGGCCGCTGGCAGGCTCATTTAGAGGCCGCCAGTAAGATATTAGTATCTGACGGTGTTATTACTGCAATCTTGCCTTCTAGTGCCCGTAACTCTGCTGTTTTATCAAGTGCTTGGTCATGTGAGTATCACGGCCCGTATAACAATCAATTCGCCGACGCTAGTGTGTCTGTCTGCATTCTTGTCGCTAAACGCAAGTAATAAACCTTAGGTTAAAATTATGAATTATGGTTCTGTGTGTTCAGGAATTGAAGCTGCCACCGTGGCATGGCATAGCTTAGGGTGGACACCTGTTTGGTTTTCTGAAATAGAGCCATTTCCTTGCGCTATGCTGGCACACCACTATCCAGATGTACCGAATTTGGGTGATATGACAACAATTAAAAAGCGCATATTGCAGGGTAAAGTCGTGGCACCTGATATTGTTGTTGGTGGCCCACCATGTCAGGCTTTTTCTGTTGCTGGTTTGCGCGATGGCCTTGATGACGCACGCGGTCAATTAACAATTGAGTATGTGAGATTAGCCGATGCAATTGACTTTATTAGAACCAGAAATAAACAACAGCCAGCAATCTACGTCTATGAGAACGTCCCCGGGATCCTCTCAGACAAAACAAATGCGTTCGGTTGCCTCTTGGCTGGACTCGCTGGGGAAAGCTGCGAGTTACAACCACCAGGGGGAAGATGGGCAAACGCTGGTTGCGTGTTTGGACGCAAAAGAGCAATCGCTTGGCGGGTTATCGATGCCCAATTTGTCGGTTTGGCTCAACGACGCAAGCGTGTGTTCATTGTGGGAAGTGCTCGAAAAGGGTTTGATCCCACAAAAATACTATTTGAGTTCGACGGCGTGCGCCGGGATATTGCGCCGAGCCGAGAAAAGAGGGAAGTCATTGCCGGAACCCTTGAGGCAAGCATTGCTAGAAGTCGTGGCGCGGGGACTTCATTAGCATCATTAACGGTTGATTCGACATTTAGCTGCCAAGGTATCGGTGCTTATTCTGAGTCAGAAATAGCGGGCACATTGCTTAAGTCTGGGCAAGATTTAGGTAATGGATGCGAAGCCTTGATAGCTGACACAAAAGCCAAGTGGCCAGCCGAGATAGCCTCGACATTAAACGCATCATTTGGTACTAAACAAGGCTTAGAGGATCAGCATATCAATGGTGGCTGTCCGTTGTTTGTACCTGCTCCTATCATCGTTCATGGGACGCAGGATCCGTGTACCAGTCTAAATACGGCATTTGCATTAGGGCGAAATAATGGCGGGGAAAATGTAATTGCTTTTTCGTCAAAAGACTTGGGACAAGATGCTGCTGTAGCTTATTCGTTTGATAGTTTGGCAAGCAACTCAATGAAATCTTCTAATCCTCACAGTGGGCGTAGGGTAGTTGATTTAAGCAAAACCTTAGATACAACAATTCCTTGCCCTAGTAAAAATCAAGGCGGCATAGCCGTTCTACAACCTGTAGCTTATGGCATTCCCGGTAATTGGATAGGTCGTAAGCCAGAAAACGGTGGCAATGCGACAGAACCGCATTTAGATAGGTCGCCATGCTTAACTGCTAGTGATCGCCATGGTGTAGCTACTAAAACAGCCGTTAGACGGCTTACGCCTCGTGAGTGTGAGCGTTTGATGGGGTTTCCAGATGACTACACGTTAATTCCCCATGGCCGCGTTATAAGAATGGAAAAACTAGAAGATGATTGGGTGAAATACCTCATGCGTGGCGGTGTTATAAGCTTCGATGATGTATGCCGCGCTGCGTCTGATAGTTTGCGTTACAAGGCTATTGGCAATTCAATGGCCGTGACGGTGATGAAGTGGGTAGGCGAAAGAATCCAAAACCATTTAACAAGTAAAAAGGCTTAAAAGCATGAATAAAGTTAATAAGGCACAGTTAATAAATCAAGACAGTGGTCTTTATGAATACTATACCCCCCCCATTATTGTTGAATTAGCCGCAAAAGTTATGGGTGGGATAGATTTAGATCCATTTTCTAGCGACCAAGCAAACAAGAATGTTAATGCTGCAAAAATTTATACTGAAAATGATAATGGTCTTTTGCATGATTGGCATGGCAAAATCTGGATGAACCATCCATTTAGCAGAACAATGAATAAGTTGTGTGTAGAAAAACTTATTGCAGAATATGAATTAGGGAGAGTATCGCAAGCTTGTTGCATTACTTTTGCGTCTACAAGTGAGTCATGGTTTAGACCTCTTTTGAAATATCCAATGTGCTTTATACATAAACGTACTAACTATTTTTTAGCTGACGGCACGTTAAAAACTGGCGTAACGAAAGGGAGTGTCGTTACTTACATAGGCGATAATATAGATGAATTTAAGCGGATTTTTAGCGAAATAGGCACTGTTAAAATCTAAAGATTATAGTAATTAGCGAAAATTGACGCTAATATCAGTCCGCTTCATCAATAAACCAGAAAAGGAAACAACAAATGAAAATGTTACGAATGGCCTTGCTTAGTGCCTGCGCCTGTATCGCAATGCTGGCACCAACTGCTTACGCTCACGATGACAATGCCAAAGCTGCGATGTCTACCGCCACTGCTCCAACTGCTGCAATTGATTTACCTGTTGCCTCTGATTCTAGCCTTGATGCTTTATGTATTAGCATTACGACAGACAAAACATTGCTGGAAGTGGCCTACAATCAGCCTTTCGTTGAAACAGAAGCTTTTGCATTGAAGGTGTCGATGTCGGCAGTAAAACATACTGAATTGATGACACTGGCGATGAATGATGTAACTGGTAATCGCTTATTGAAATATCGACAGTGATCTTCAAAGCTTAAGATGATGAAAAGCCCGCGTAATTGCGGGCTTTTTTATTGCTGTTGTTTTTGTTCTTTCGCTATCGGGCATACCTTTACTTGCACTTGTACAATGCTGTCACAAGGGATAACAGAACACCCGCCCAAAGCCGCCAAAATCGCCATTACGGCCACCTTAATCATTTTAACCACCCAATACCTTAATAGCTCGACGATAGATGATCGTTCGCTC